CTCCACCAGTTCTTCAATCTCTGCTTGATCGCTTGCTTGATAGATTCCATTGATTCGCCCCCTGACCTCTGAGATGAAGTCCTGTTTTGACCGGCCAGACAAGGTTGCCTGATAGACACCGTTCGCCAAGGCATCCAGTTGTGACTGCGCCAAAGCCTCAAAGCCTTGGAATGATAGCCTCTGAAGCCCTGAAATGACCTCTGGCTGGACTTTTGCAAAGTTTCCATAGGTACCTAGCATCTCCTGCAAATCGTCTGAGAGGCCTCTGTAGTCGCCCAGAACGGTCTGTACGCTCGATAGATAATCGTCTTCCAGTATTCGGCGCATCTCAGAGCGAGCGTTAACCGCCCACTCCAAGTCAAATAGCTTGCCTGCGCTGTCTGGTGCCGACTGTATGAGATCAGCCATATCCCGCTCGGTAAGGTCGAAAGCGTTGGACAAGAACTCCTTGTGCCGATCTTCCATAGCCTCTTGGATATTTTCATAGACGTCATCAGCCGCCATCGCTACGCCTCACCCTCCACTGGGAACTGACCTAGCACCTGCGTCTGTCCCTCAATCTCGACGTGAGACTTGGCCAGCTTGTCGTCATCCAGCACAAGGTCTGCGATCTGCTTGTCGATCTCTTGAGCGAGGGTGGCTGACCTAACACCGCTGGATTTCATCTGCTGCAAGAACAGCAGTTCTTTGTCGTAATCACGGATGTCGAAGGAATCAGGATAGAACACCTCAACGTCGGGCGTTACGTCTAGCCAGTTGCAGAAGTACGTCCACAAGTGTTCTTCGGCTAGTTCCAGCAGATCGGCCTTCTCTGACAGCTTGGCGTTCAGCATCTGGAACTCAGTCTGCATGGCAATGCCTGACATCGTCTTGGCATCGGTTCCCCGTACAGCGCCCATCTGAGCCATACGGTTGATAGCTTCGACTTTGTCCTTAATGGACTCTCGGATGCTGTTGATGTTCTGACCCGAAGGCTGCAAAAGGTAGGGCTGCACCGAGTTGTCCATGTCATCAGGTACATTGATGACTGCCCCCGCTCCCGCGCTCGCATCTGTGTCATATGTCTTCACAAGTGAGGGGTGGTTGCTGATGCGGATTAGCTGCTCGATCTCAGACAGTTCCGAATAGATTGCCTTCTGCATGTAAGCGATGTCTGACAGGTCGCTCACCCCCACACCACGGGTAACGCTGCGCTGTGCTGGCAGGTACACCGCTGGAATCTTGCCCAGTGGGTTGTCGATCTCGCTGATCATCTGTTCCTTGTCGCCGTCAGACTTCCACTGCTGGATCGTGTCTTTGCGCCAGATGCGGTAATAACTCACCTTCGTGGTGGCGTTCTCACGGTCTACAGCTTCACGCAGCTTCAAGTAGGTAAGCTCGAATCTGCCTGATGGTGTGCGCTCCCACTTCCAGTCGAATACGTTCTCAGGGGTAAACAGCGACAGATAGGGCCGGATGTCTTGATCTAGCTCTTCGGCTCGTGTCTGCGCGTTGGACTCTGGCTTATCAACAAGAATCCAGACGTGCCCATAAACGGATGACCAGATTTGGGCCTGCTTCATAAAGCTGTTGAGGCTCGCGCCATCAAGGTCAGCATCTTTCAGTGCAGCATCGAGTGCCGGATTGCCTGCCAGCGAGTTGAATACCCGAACTGGGGGAGTGCGCCACAAGAACGAACTGTAGATGTGGACAACGTTGCGGCAGTGTTTATCAATCGGTGTCAGATTGATGCGCCGAGCGTATTCGTTCTCCGACTCGTTCCGATAGCCGGTCAGGTAGTTGCCTGCCTGATACTCCTCGCCCCCAAGGGATGAGCGCACATATAGCTCCCACCTGTTCTCATTGGCATCGTAATCTGGATGTTGATACTCGATATTGCTGGCCACTATGTCCACCTCACTGGTTGTTCGATCTCTCTTTGTTTCCTGATTGGATATAGGTACTCGACCAAATATCCCAGTGCGTCATTCATGTGATCGTAGCCATCGTCCTTGTTGGGTTGGCTCGTCCCTTCTTTGTAGGTCTGTCGTTCAAGCGAAGCGATGGTCTGCTTACACTTCGGATCGACAAACAGCTTCCTAGCGCCAGTGGTAGATCGGAGCCTACTGTTGACGCTGTTGATTCTGTCTCTGATTGCGGGGTGACTGTTTCGCACCTTCACTGTGAACCCTGCGTTCTGAAGGATTGAAAGGTCTGTCCTCCCTCCCGCGCTGGTCTTTCTTTGTTTGCTTGCTGGGTCTGGGTAGATCGTTATTCGCCTGTCCCCATACCTCTGTCGAATCTCGTCAACCATCTCGTCGGTGTTGGAGCCGTAGATCACGATCTCGTCCACGATGCGGATTGTATCGCCATCTCTGACCGATACCGCTGCGCTCATTGGGTCGAGGTTAAAGTCCATCCCAATGTGTAGATCATCACCGATAGCACCCTTCTCGACGCTCTCCTCTCTGCTGAAGGCGTAGTAAATGATGCCTTGGTAGTTAACGAACCGAGCTTCGTACTCTTGCTGAAACGTTCTTTCGTCTAGGTCATTCCGCGCTGCCTCGATCTCTGCCGCCTCAACGTTGCCGCCCTCGATGGTCGTAAACTGAAAGGCTTGCCAGCCCTCCTCTGCATCCGCGCCTCGCGTCCAAATGTCGTAGAAATGGTTCCGCCCTTTAGGTGTGCCAATGAATAACGCAGAGCCTAACCTATCGGACAATGATGGACGAATGACCTCGTACCAAGCCTCTGGCCGCATATCTGCGAACTCATCTAACACCGCAAAGTCCAGCGCCCTCCCTCTCAGGTTATCTGGCTTCTCTGCTCCCTTGAGCGATATGGTCGAACCGTTCTTCAGGGTTAGTGATAGCGCCGTCTCGTTCCGCTTGCTGACATACCCATCTGGGAGTGAGTCAGTCAGGAATGACCATGCTATCTCTTTGGCTGCTTTGTAGGTCGGAGCCACATACCAGCAGTTCCGATCCTTGCCGCCCAATGCTGCGCGAATCAACTCGTATGTTGACAAAAACGTCTTACCGAACCGTCTACCAGCGACCACCGCCCTGAAGCGTGAGTCACTGAAGAAGATGTCATCCTGTGGCCTAGTTAGCCGCATCAGCCCTTTCGATAACGATTGGCGGTAGGTCTTGGGCCTCTGTCTCTGGCTGATCTGCTTGGCCCAGCCAGTTCTTCCCTAGCCACACAAGCATCGTGGAATTGCCATCCATAGCGGCGGTGAATTGCCTACGTCTGAGGCTCATCTTGCCCCCACTCGCCTTTTGCTTGAAATAATCCGAAAAACCAACCCCGCGCTCTCTCTTGCAGGCTGCGTTCAGGGTGTCATAGTCAATGCCAAGGATGCCTGCCTGCTCCTCTCCGGTGCAGTGGTACTCACACATCCTATCGACTTGATCCCAGTCTATTTCAATCAAGGGTCTGCTCATTTCTTTGTTGCTCGCCTAACCGCTTTGCGTTCTGCCTCAGTGTACGAAGCCTTGCCTTTGCCCCCTTTCGAGGCTTTGTTTTTGGCTCTTGATCCTGCTGCCTTCTGCCCAGACGTGAGAGAATCCCGCGCACCTTTCGGCAGATACCGGCCCTGACCTTTCTCGCCCACATAGTCCCAGTCTTGATCCGTCCAGCGGCTCAGTGATGTCTCTTTCTTCTTGCCTTCGTACTTGCCACCCATCTGCTTGTAGTAGTTAACAGCGAGTTGTGCAGCCCTGCCAGACCATTTGCCGCCCATCTTACGCTTGGCTTTGGCCTTAGCCCTCTCCCAGATTTCGGGATTCTTTCGCTTCGCTGTCTCAGCCATTACTTGTCAGCCTTGTGGCTTGCACCGAAGTAGAACGACACCACCGCTGATACCACCCCTCCCAGATAGCCAAGGACAAGGTTAATCACTGCTTCTGAATTGGCGTCTGGCGGCTGAACCGTAACGAGGGTGACGTACCCACCGAAGAACAGAAACGCCAATAACGCCAGAACCTTTGGTGTCCAGTCGCCGTTCTTCCTTGCGTCCTGAATATCTGCCGTCTCAAGCTCGAAGATGTCTACTTCAAGCTCTGCCAAACGGGTCTTATAGGCCAAGTCAGCTTTCTTGATCTCTGCTAATTGTTCCGGTGAGGCTTCGCTCAGAGCCTTCTGAACGGCTTGTGGCTCTGCCGGTACCCCAAGTACCTGCGCCAGTATTTTCCCCGCTCCGGCCCCTACTGGGCCTCCTATGGCACTTCCTATGGTCGGTGCTACTGCGCCCACTAATCCTTTGATCGCGTCCCACTTCATATCTCAGCCCTCACACCCGTCACTTTCAGGGTCATTCGTTCTTCGTGTCCGTTGAATATGTCCATCAGCGC